TGGTGCATCCGCTAACCAATTCTATATTGTTGGTTACAAGGGCACATCGCCTTATGATGCTGGCTTGTTCTATTGTCCTTACGTTCCGTTGCAGATGGTCCGTGCGGTCGGTGAGAACAGCTTCCAGCCCAAGATTGGCTTTAAAACGAGATATGGAATGCAGGTTAATCCTTTCGCACAGTCCACCGCTCAGAAAGACGGTGCTGGTGACCGGAATTCTAACGTGTACTACCGTCGGGTTCAGATTACCAATTTGATGTAAGAAGTATAGGTTGCTTTATAACCAAAAATAAAATTAAGGGTAACCTTATTTCAACTCCGGCTTCGGCCGGAGTTTTTTTTGGCTGCAATGTACCAATTCTGTACCAATCGGGATTAGATAAATTGTACAAGTTTAAAGATCAATACATATGTGGAGAATGTTTAGAATTATATTTCCCATCTAAAGAATCTAAGCGAATGTGGAGGTCTTTAGAAGAAGTTAATTATACTGATCCTAATGTAAGAAAGGTTAAGTCAGCATTAGCTCGAGCTGATATAGATTCTAATGATAATGAACATGAAAGGAAAATAGCTCAAAGACAAGCTGAAAAAATGATGGAGATGTATGATTTTCATAAGGTTGTATGTAGTTGGTGTCATAAATAGTAAAGAACAAATAGTATTTTTCCGTATGATGAGCTCTACGGGTACTAAAAGGAGAAATTGAAATGGCAACTACAACACAAGTTTTAAAAAACAGAAAGCAAAGCAGCTACATTATAAAGATTGAAGGTAATAGTGCTGATACAACAACAATTGATGCTTCAGATTCAGCAACAAACATACCTGAAGATGGTACAGCTACCATTAGACGTATTATGTGGACTATGGCAAGTGGTGATATTACCATAACTTGGAAAGGAACAGCAGACGCTGTAGCATGCAGATTATCAGGCAATGGCAATTGGAATTTTACACAAAATCCTCCTGTGATTGCTAATAACGCTGGCACACCAATAGGTGATCTTACTATTGCTAAAGGAACAGCATCAAATTACACCATCATTCTAGAGATTGGTACCGGTTCAACAACTGCGGTGGTATAAAATAAATGGGTAAAATAAATCCCTTACAGAGGCAGCCTGATGTGCTTGATTATGCACAGAGTAATCAATTTAAATTATTCTTGCCTATTTTCCCAACTACTGAATATTTTTGCACTAGTGTTAATATACCCGGAGTTAGTTTAGGACAGGCAAATCAGGCGACACCTTTTGTAGATATGCCTTTGGTTGGAGATAAGCTTCAGTATGATACTTTTAGTGCTTCATTTTTGGTAGATGAGAAGTATCAAAATTATATTGAAATGTATGAGTGGTTGAAAAATATTGGTTTTCCATCCCATCATAAGCAATTTAATAAATTGGAACGGCCTGATAATATAACTAGAAGTGTTACTAAAGTTAACGAAGTTGGGGTTGAGTATCAGGATGGTGATAGGGATTTGTACTGCGATATCTTAGTAACGATTCTTAATAGTAAGAATAATCCTGCTGCTAAGATAACAATGTATGAATCTTTCCCAATTGGTATAGGTTCACTAGAATATAGCCAGCAAGAAACTGATACAAGTTATTTAACTTGTGATTTAACCTTTGCTTTTAGCTGGTTTGATATAGAATCTGTATAAATAATTTTGGAACGGCTCGCTGGCCGATGCGTGAGTGATGAATTTGGTGTAGAATCTTTTTTAAACATTAAAGAAGATTACATAGATTTATAATATATTCGGCGAGCTGATTCCCTTTTTTTAGGTGAAGATGATGAAGATAGATGATTTATATAATGAAGTAGAACGTGATTTGAAAATTGATGATACTGAATTAGATTTGGAGTCAATTCGGACTCCACAACTACATAACAAGTATTTGAAATATTATACACAACAGTCATTACAGTATAAAAAACTGAAAGATGATTATAAAATATTGTATCGTGTGAAATGGGAGTATTATACTGGTAAGGCTCCAGCAGAAGTTTATGCTGAAAAACCATTTGATTTAAAAATACTCAAAGCTGACATTGGCATTTATTTAGAAGCTGATGGTGAGTTGCAACAATTAAGCCAGAGAATGGCTTATACTAAACAGATAGTAGACTATCTGGAAAGAATATTAAGGGAGATTAATAACAGAAATTGGAACATTCGTAATACTATAGAATGGAAGAAATTCTTACATGGTGAATAGTTGTGTCTGTTATTATTGAAAAATTTAATGAAGTATATATCAGAATTAGATGTGAGCCAAGTATTGCTCAAGAACTCGGTCAATTTTTTACGTTTGAAGTTCCAAATGCGAAGTTCATGCCGTCCGTCAGACGAAGAATATGGGACGGTAAAATCAGATTATTCTCTCCTGGTACTGGCAAAATCTATTTTGGATTATTACCGTATGTATGCAAGTTTCTCAAGGAACAGGGCCATAAAGTCCAACTCTCAGAAGATTTTGTGCCGAAAAAGGTGGATAAAAATCTCACCAAAAAATTTATTAGGTCTATTGAGAAGGGAAAATTCAGAGCAAGAGATTATCAAATAGAAGCTATACATAATATTCTAGAACACGACCGTGGGCTTATTCTTTCTCCTACCGGATCAGGCAAATCTTTCATTGTCTATGCTCTAGTTAGATATTATGTACAGAAGTTTGAAGAAAAGAAAATACTTATAGTTGTACCAACGACAAGTTTAGTAGAACAGATGTATTCTGATTTTGCTGATTATGGTTGGTTTCCGGATACATATTGTCACAGATTATATGCTGGATCTAATAAGAATACAGATAAGGAGGTTGTCATTTCCACATGGCAATCCATTTATAAATTACCCAAAGGATATTTCAATCAATTTGGTGCAGTTTTTGTTGATGAAGCTCATCTTGCGAAAGCCAAATCTTTAACTGGTATTATGACCAAGTTACATGATTGTAGATATCGTGTAGGTCTTACAGGCACATTAGATGGCACAGAGATACACCGTCTTGTGTTAGAAGGCTTATTTAATGTACATGAGCAAGTTACAACAACATCTAAATTAATAGAAAGAAAAGAGCTTTCTAATCTCCACATCCATGTGTTAGTATTAGAGCACACAAAGAGAAATAAAATGCTGATGAAAAGTAAAACTTATCAGCAAGAAATGGAATATCTATCTACACATGAAGCAAGAAATAATTTTATTGCTAATTTAGCATCATCATTAGATTCTAATACTTTATTGTTAGCTCAATATGTAGAAAAGCAATTGTTACCATTGCATGAGAATATTGTTAATAGGTGTGATGATGATAGGCCAGTGTATCTAGTCTATGGAGCTACTCCGACAGCAGACCGAGAAGATATCAGAGGGTTAGTAGAAAAAAATGATAACTGTATTATAGTAGCTTCATATGGAACATTCTCTTTAGGTGTAAATATCAAACGAATACATAATATAATATTTGCTTCTCCTTACAAATCACAAATAAAAGTACTCCAAAGTATAGGTCGTGGATTGAGGATAGCTGGAGATAAAAGGTCTCTCCAGCTGTTTGACATATCAGATGACTTATGTTATAATGGAAAGAACAATTATACACTAAATCATTTATCTGAAAGGATTAAAATATATGCTACAGAAGATTTTGATTACGATATAATACCGGTGAAATTAAAATGAAAGTCGCATTAATAACAGGTGGATTTGATACATTACATTCAGGACATCTGGCACTAATAAAGAGTGCATCAGAGATAAGTTTTTTAGTGGCTGTAGGGCTCAACAGTGATTCGTGGTTGTATCGTAAGAAAGGATATGTTAGTATGCCATTTGCAGAACGTAAAGAAATATTAGAGAGTATTTCTGGAATACATAAGGTATTTGGTTTTGATGATACTGATGATAGTTCCTGTGATGCTATACGAAGATGTGTTGGAGAGTATGATGTACATAAGATTGTTTTCTGTAATGGTGGAGACAGAACAGAAGATAATATTCCTGAGATAGGCACCACCGTTGGTGATGTTAAACTAGAGTTTGCATTTGGTGTAGGTGGTACAGATAAAAGGAACTCATCCAGTGAGTTAGTAAAGACTAAAAGAGAATGGGGTTGGTGGCAAGTCCTAAAAGAAGGTGATAGAACTAAGGTAAAAGAACTAGTGATACTGCCTGGTAAGGAAATGAGTCATCAAAGACATTTCAAACGTAATGAACTTTGGTTAGTAACTGAAGGTGAGTGTACTGTAAATAACCATAGGTCAACAAAGATATTGAAATACCATGAGCATCAATATATTCCTGTTGAAATGTGGCACAGTATAAAGAATCATACAGATAAGGTCTGTAAGATATTAGAAATACAATATGGTAGTGAATGTAGTGAGGAAGACATTGAAAGATATAAATAATTCTATGGAACGCTATTCAGATGTAACATCTAAGCCACATCTTTCTGAATTTAAACTTATTAAATTAGTTAATGGGGATGATATACTTTGTAAAATATTAGAAGAATATTCTGATGCCTTAATTGTGGACCTCCCTTTAATAATTCGTAAGCAAGATATAATACTTCCTTCTGGAAAAAGAGGAGGGGGTGAAACTCGGACTGTTGAGCATGTTGGTTTAGACCGTTGGATGAAATATAGTAAGGATATGGAATCTGTAATTTATAAGGATAAGATACTTTCATTTGGAGACCTAGCTACTGAAGTAGTTGTTTATTATAAAATGATATCTTCTAGAATAAGGGAGGAGATGACCATGACTGAATCTTTAGCAGAAAATACTAATGAAGCTGAACTTAATGCTCGAATGGAGAAAATAGCTGAAGTATTACAAGAAGCTGCTAATTTGGAAGATAGTGAAGAGGATATTGATTTTGGACCACCAGATAATGTTCCAAAGATACTTCATTAACCATAGGGTCTCTTTTCTTCCTGGGTCGCTAAGCTTAGGGTATCATATAAACCAGGAAATGTCAAGGTAAAAATATGGAAAAGGACGATAATGTAGTTTCATTAGTAGAAGTTATAGAGTCCAAGCTTGCTCGAGAAAAACAATTAGAAGAATTTAGAGCTCATTTAGATAAATTGAAGGAAAGAGAATTTTTTATAAAGAAAGAAATACAAGTAGCAGAGTTTGTTATAGGAGCTGTAGAGCAAGAATTGCCTCCTAAAAATTTAGTGAAGGAGTTAATTAAATTAGAGCTTGATGATTTAGAATAAAGATTATGGAAAAACCAGAACACAAACATATTATTATCAGGGCAGAGGTGAATGATCCGCCACAAAAGAATGATGGCGAATCTCTAGTATTATGGATCAAACACCTGATTGATAAGATTGGCATGAAACTCTTACATGGGCCTCATTTTGCCTATGTTGATGTTGAAGGCAATAAAGGACTAACTGCGGTTGCTATTATAGAAACCAGTCACATTGCTGTCCATGTATGGGAAGAAGCCTTCCCCGCATTGATGCAGATGGACGTGTATACTTGTGGGCCATTTGATCCACAGATAGTATTTAACTTCTTAAAGGCCTTTAGTCCAGTTAGTGTGGAATGGAAATATATTGATAGGGAGTTTGACCTAAAAACATTGGATGTTGGTTCTTGGAGTGATGAAAGCAATAAACAATTAAATTTATTTAATAACAGAAAAACTTGACAATGTACTTTAAATGTGTTAGGCTGGAACAGTCTAAACAAAAAAAGGACATTTTTAAATATGAAGAAGTATGTTTATCTCGCAGGCCCAATTGCAGGGTGTACAGCGGATGAGGGAAATAGTTGGAGATATTTGGTGCAAGATCGTTTACCACACAATATAATTGGTATATCTCCACTAAGGTGTGAACCTTTGAAAAAAGGTATGGTTTATACAGACGATGGTGCTACTGATCCTATGTGGTCAGATGCCCGTGCCATTAATGCAAAGAATTGGTTAGATACTGAATCTTCTGATTTGGTACTAGCTTACCTACCAAAGTATATGAATGATAGACGACCATCTATTGGTACTATTATTGAAATCGGATGGGCTATTGGTTTGAGAAAACCATTAATTGTAGTATCTGATGATGAATATATGATGGAACATCCTCTTATCCAACGCAATGCATCGTGGAGATTAGATAATTTAGATGATGCTGTAGAAGTTATTATCGGTTTGTTTAATGATTATGTAAACCCATAACAAGAGGGTATGCTGCGGGGTTAATTGGAGACCCTAATGGCTAAAAAAACAAAGAAAAAATCAATACATTATGTAAATAACAAAGAGTTCTTAGCAGCAGTAATAGAGAGAAAAGAGTTAATTAAAGAGGCTGAATCTGTTGGAGATCCTCCACCACAGATTAGTAATTATTTGGGAGAATGTATCCTGAAGATTGCTAATCATTTATCTTTTCGGCCGAATTTTATCAATTATACCTATCGTGAAGAAATGATTTCTGATGGTATAGAAAATTGCTTACAATATATAGATAGATTTGATCCAGAAAAATCTTCTAATCCGTTTGCATATTTTACCCAAATAATTTATTATGCTTTTGTTCGTAGAATTTTAAAAGAAAAGAAACAGCAGAAGATTAAGGAGAAATTATTGAAAGAATCTAACATAGAATCTCGTATAGCTTTACAAGCACACGATGATGAAAGGGAATATCAACAACAATTTGTGGAAATGCTAGACAAGTATACTTTTCACCAAGATGAATAAAATATATGAAGGTAGCGTTAATAAGCGACACCCATCATGGTGGTCGAAACGATAGTTTGTCTTTTGCCGAACATCAAAGGCAATTTTATAAAACTATATTTTTTCCGGAATGTTCAAGACAAAATATTACAACAATTATCCATTTAGGGGACGTATTTGATAGAAGGAAATATTCAAATTTTAATAGTTTAAAATTAGCAAAGGAAATGTTTTTTGAGCCTGCAAGGCAATATGATGTTCATATGTTGGTTGGTAACCATGATAGTTATTATAAAAATAATAATGAAGTAAATTCAATATCATTAACTTGCGCTGAGTATGATAATATTAAAGTTTATCAGGACATTCCAGAAGTTGCTACTTTTGATGGGTTGGATATACTTATGGTTCCATGGATAGCATCTGCTCATTATGCTAAATCTATACATAAAATAAAATCAGCTGCAGCAGAGATTCTTATGGGCCATTTAGCTATTATGGGAAGTGAAATGATTCCTGGATTTTATTGTGACCATGGTTTGGAACGAGAGTTATTTAAGAGATATGAAAGAGTATTTTCAGGACACTTCCACCAACAGCAAGATGATGGCCATATTCGTTATTTAGGATCTCCATATGAAATGTTTTGGAATGATTGGAATACTAAAAAAGGATTTCACATATTTGATACCGAAACTAGAGAGATTGAGTTTTATCAAAACCCCTATAAGTTATTTAAAAAGATTTATTATGATGACACTAAAGAAGATACAACAAAAATTGATTTGGATGAATATGATGGGTGTTATGTAAAGATTGTAGTTATACAAAAAACAGATTTTTATACCTTTGATCGTTTTGTGGAGCGATGCTACAACGAGGGGAACTTTTTTGAGCTGAAGATAGTTGAGGACTTTAGTGACTTAGACCCCGATACTATAGCTGATAGTGAGTTGGAAGAAATCGAGGATACTATGTCGTTATTGGAAAAGTATGTAAATGAGATAGACAGCAAGTTATTAAATAAGAAGAAACTGAATAGACTGCTTAAGGGTCTGTATGTAGAAGCGAATGAAGTTGAATGATTAAATTTAAAACCATCGAATTTAAAAATTTCCTATCAACAGGGAATACTCCAATAATTATACATTTAAATAAGGAGAATACTACATTAATTAGTGGAGAGAATGGGTCAGGAAAATCAACGATGTTGGATGCCTTGACTTTTGGTTTATTTGGTAAGGCTTTCCGGAACATTAAAAAGGATCAATTAGTAAACTCTGTAAATGAGCGTGATTGTAGAGTTGAGGTAAAATTTAATATAGGTAGAATTAGATATCATATCATCCGCGGAATTAAACCAAATAGATTTGAGATTTATAAGAATGATAAGATGATAAATCAAGATGCTAGTGTGAGGGATTATCAAAAACATTTAGAATCAAACATTCTCAAATTAAATTACAGGTCGTTTACACAGGTAGTTATTTTAGGCTCATCGTCCTTTGTTCCATTTATGCAATTGACACCAGCTCATAGGCGTGAAGTGGTTGAGGAGATTTTAGACATTAAGATATTTTCTTTAATGAATTATATTCTCAAGTATCGTATTAAAGATATGAAAGAAAGACAGAGAGATATTACTCATGAGTTTAATTTAGTAGACACCAAAATTAGTATGGCTGCAGACCACATTTTAAAGACTAAAGAAAAAAGCAAGTCTAATAAAACAGCGTTAGAGGTGAAGATAAAAAAGAATGAAAATGAGATGCTTAAACTCAACGGCCAGGTCGCTGACTTGCAATCTAAAATTGATGAATGGCAAAATAATATTTTACCTAAACAGACAGCCTTACAAGAAGAATTGTTTAATCACCAATCAGTAAAAAATAAAATACAGGACAACCAAAGGAAAATAGAAAAGGATATTAATTTTTATAAAGATAATGATGAGTGCCCTACTTGCGAACAGCCTATAGATAAAAGTTTTAAAGAGAATACGGTAAATACTCTTACAGAAAAATGTAATCTGTATATTGAAGCGTCTACTGAAATGTCTGAAAGGTTAGGAGAAATGGAGGCAAGACACATTCTGTATAAAAATATAGAGAAAGATAGTCGAGAGTTAGAGGTTGATACTGCTAAGAAAACAACATCAATAAATTCCATCACATCATTTAATAAGGATTTATTAAACCAGATAAAGGATTTGGAAAACATTGATGCTGAATTAACAGAAGAAAAAACCAAACTTAAAATTTATAATGATGAATTAAAAACTATTAATAAACAAAAAGAGAAATTAACAGAAGATAATAATTATCTAGCGTTAGCAAAACAACTTTTACAAGATTCTGGCATTAAGACTAAAATTATTAAACGATATTTACCAGTGATGAATAAACTTATTAATAGTTATCTTTCAGCATTAGAGTTTCAAGTTAAGTTTGAGTTAGATGAGGAGTTTAAAGAAACAATCAGGTCTAGATATCGAGATGTGTTTGGTTATGATAACTTTAGTGAAGGCGAGAAGATGAGAATAGACTTGGCGTTGTTGTTTACATGGCGACAGATAGCAAAGATGAAGAATAGCACCAATACAAATCTTTTGATACTTGATGAAATATTTGATTCGTCATTGGATTATAATGGAACAGATGAGTTTTTAAAGATAGTAAATAAATTGTCAGGAGAAAATGTGTTTATTATATCACATAAAAGTGACCTTAATGTAGATAAGTTTGATTCTACAATTCGGTTTGAGAAGCAAAATAATTTTAGTAAAATAGTAGGTTAATATGATGAAATTAGTTACAGAAAAAAATCAAATATTGAAAGAGGTTTGTGCTCCTTTTGATTTTGAAAATCCAATTGTGGATCAAGAAGAACTTATAACCAATTTGCAAGCGGTCCGGCAGGAAAAAGCTGGTCTTGGGCTGTCAGCTCCACAACTTGGAATAAATAGTAGAGTATTTGTTATTGGTTTAAGTGACATGACTGTTGAAGGTGCTGAGGATTATGCTAAAGCTTTTTTTAATCCACAGATATTTTGGGATCAAACTACAAATACATATCCAGATAATGAATTAACTTATATGGTTGAGGGTTGTTTAAGTTATCCTGGAATGTTTTTAAAAATTAAAAGACCAAATCATATCATTATGGAATGGTATACAGAAGAAGGTGAACGAGAGGTAGATGAATTTAGCGGAATGACCTCCCGAATACTTCAACATGAAATAGACCACTTGAATGGTGTTACTTTTGATAAAAAAGCTTCAACATACCATTTACAGCAGGCTAGAAGGAAGCTCAAGGCTCAATTAAGAGCTCGAAAGAGATTTGAATTAATTAAAAAACGAGGATATTAATATGTTCGATGGGAAATTGTCAAAATTAGTATTAGGCGGCATCGCAAATTATTTACCAAGCGCTGAACCAAATTATAAGGATATGGATGACGATGATTATATACGTTTGTTAAGTTGGTGTGAAGATTGGCCATCACAGAAGGTTTACGAAACTGCTTATAAAGAATCACATATGGATCCAATTCAGACTTGGGATGAATGGTCGGCTGATATGAAGCCATTTCCTTTACCAGTTAGAACGGAGTTGAGGCGAGCATTATCTATACATCAAGAAATTGGTAGTCTAAAACCATTGCGTACCATTAATTACTTTTTAATTCATGGTAAAAAAATATTGCTTTGGTCTTTTTTGGGAACTTTAGTATGGTGGGTTTTCCTCCAATAGTTAATTTTAATAAATCATTAGATAACAATGAATTGATAATGTGGATAGATTTATCCACTTATTGTAATGCTAAGTGTCCTCAGTGCCACAGAACAAATCCTAATGGTCTTGAGAAAATAGATTGGCTTCCTCTTAAGCAATGGTCTTTAGAAGATTTTAAAAAAGCTTTCCCCAAACAAATTTTAAATAAGATTCATCGTTTTGATTTTTGTGGTACATGGGGAGATCCAATTTTAAATAAAGATATACTTAAAATTGTTGAGTACATTGTAGATAATTCTTTTTTGCCATGGGTGCAGATTAATACTAATGGTAGTGTTAGAAGTGAGGAGTGGTGGTGGGAGTTGGGGAAAGTAGGTGATTCCCGGCTGATTGTAGTTTTTGATATAGATGGTGTTACACAAGAACAACATTCTTTATATAGGCAAAACACCAATTTAGAAAAGATTTTAAATAATATGGAATCTTTTAGCAATACAAAAGCTAAAGCAACAGCGTTCTCTGTTATTTTTGAGCACAATAGAAAAAGTATGTATGATATAGCTCTGTTGTCAAAGCGGAGAGGGGCTATTGGTATCACCTTTATAGAATCAGATAGATTTTTTAAATTGGATGATCCTCCAGGTACAGGCGAAAAGGGTTATATACCAACTAAAGATTTTATATTTGTTGATAGATCAGGTCAGAAACAAAAATTACAACCATCTAAATTTAAAGCAACAGGTAAATCAGAAAAGGGATCTCATCGCCAAGCGAATGATTTTTTTTGGGTTTGGTGGGATCTATCCAACGATGAGCATTTGGAAAAAATAAGACATGCCAGCAATTGAATGTGAGTGGATGTTAAATAAAAGAATTGTGGTGGGTGTGGATGGCCAGGTATGGCCGTGTTGTTTTTTTTCTAATAATGTGTATGAACGGGAGAATACTATAGGTTTGGATAGTTGGGAAATTTCATCAACCCGGCCTGGAAGAGTAGGCTATTATAATATGAAAATAATATTGGAGTATTATAAAAACAAAGATGATTATAATATTTTTAAAAAACCTTTGGAAGAAATTATTAATTCAGAATGGTTTACAAAAACATTACCCGAATCATGGCAAATAGAAAAAAATACTTGTGTCCTTTGTAAGAGGTTTTGTAGTGTTAAATCCTAGATGTATGCAGAGAGCAATGATCAACTCATTAATATTTATGTCCAATGGGCATATTTCTCCATGTTGTTGGTTGACCAATAAGAATATTGTCAGTGAGCACCTAGGAATATATGATGAAGAACTAAAATTAAAAAATGTGGATACAGTAGAAGAAATTTTACTTTCAGACCAATGGGACGATTTTATTAATAAATTAATTTCTCACCAAGAGCTGCTGCCGCAGGAATGTCACCGAGAATGTGGATTTAATGATGTTGATATATTTGGTAACAAATACGACAACAACTTGTCACCTTTCATCCCCATATTTGAGCATCTGCCATCTAAAGAGAAATTTTTTAAAAATATATTTAATCGTAAAGTCCCAGAAACTATTATTAATGAAGAAAGAGAAGGAAGTATAATTTCGGTTGATTTAGGATATTCTTGCCCAATACAATGCCCCATGTGTATAAGGACACTTCAACCTGAATTAGTAAAAGAAGCTAAAAGGGAGTATGGTAACATACGAACTGCCGAATTAGAAAAGTTATGTAAATTTTTTGATGATTTAGTTTTTTGCGGAACTTTGTCCGACCCAATATATCATCCAAAATTTATAGAATTAATGAAAATTGTTATAGAAAAATATAAAAGAAAATTAATGATAATGACCAATGGGTCTGGTAAGAAAAGAGATTGGTGGGAAACTGTTTTCCAATTATCACGTCCAGGTGAAGGTGTATTAGTGCAAGATGCTCCAGTTCATTGGTTTTTTGCTTTAGATGGACTTCCACACCAGAGTTCAAAATATAGAGTCAATCAAAACGGAGAACAAGTGTTTGAGATGATGAAAATGGGCTCAGATATGGGGTGTTATATTGGTTGGACTTGGATTGTTTTTGGTTATAATGAAAATTCTATTGAAGAAGGAAGAGAATTAGCTGCAAAACATAATATAGTATTCCGCATTTCAAATTCAGAGAGGTTTCAGCAAGGATATAAAAAGGCAATGGACCCTACAGTATATGAAATGCTAAAACCTTCAAAGAAATATTATAATAAGGATTGACAAACCCACTATATGAGTAGAAAAATTTTATTGGCTTCTGGTTGTAGTTTTACACAACACCAATCAAGTTCAAACGATGACCCATCTGCATTTATGGATTTTCCTAGATGGCCAGAAAAATTAGCCAACCTATTAGATATGGAATGTGTTAATGTGGGACAGTCTGGTTTTGGTAATCATAAAATTTCTTCTAATATATTTGAATATATAATGGATAATCCGAATAAGGATATAGGATTGATTTGTTGTTTATGGTCAGAATTTACTAGATTCCCTTTGATTCCAATACCGGATGCGGCAGTGATCGGCCCAAGGCCTTGGTTCATTATGGAAAAAAGAAGTGCAAACAGGAAAAAAAGAATACTAATGCATAATGATTTGTTAGAATTTGCTGCTTCAAGTTTAGTGGATCCGGATATTGCAGGGTCAGACAAACAAATTTGTGATTCCTTATTACAAGAAACTATAAAGGAGAATTTTAGAAATTTTTATTTAGTAGAATCTTTATCGAAGAAGAAAAATATACCTTATCTTTTTTTTCAAGGTCTGCCGCCATTTAAATCTTTCAAATCGTCGAATCGTGAGAAAGTTTTTGAGATGAGTTATATAAAAATTACTAGTGATTTGTGGGCTCCTGAGATAGATGATATATTTTTGTATTTCAAAAAATATCAACATTATTTTGATATTGAAAAATTTATTGGTTGGCCTTTGTTTGGAGATGGATATAATTATGATGGTGCTCTTTGGAAGAGCTTCATGGCAGCCCCATGCCCGGCCCGCGGCCGCGATGCTGGGACAGGGGAATTTACTGATATGGGAAAGAATTTTTATTTACAATTTGAAATCTCAGAGAAAGATAGGCATCCAAATGAAAAGGGACATGCTGTTATAGCTCGAGTATTTTATGATGGAGTTTCTAAACTATATCCGGAGTTATTAGAATGAAAGATTTATATTTGCGGTTAAAAGTAAAAATTATTTTATTATATTATAGGATAAAAAATAGAAACAAACCTAAGTATGATTCTCCAACCTTTATCTATGAGTATGATGATGAAGATCCTAGGGTTTAGTGAAGGGTACCATGATGCTGGTGTAACGTTAATAGAGAACGGTGAAATTCTTTATGCATCTCACGCTGAACGTTACTCTAAAAAGAAGAATGATAGATTAATACACCCACATCAGATAAAGGAATCAGATGTGGTTGTTTTTTATGAGAAGTCTTTTTTAAAAAATATTCGGAGATTATATTCTGGTCAAGGATGGAAGAGAAGAAAGACTACTATACCATATGATTATGCTTACTCACACCATCAAAGCCATGCAGCTGCAGGATATTTCACATCACCTTTTGATGATTGTAATATTTTAGTAATAGATGCTATAGGTGAATGGGATACTATTTCTATTTGGGATGGTATACAAAAGGTTATTAGTTGGAAGTATCCATATTCTTTGGGTCTATTATATTCAGCTGTAACACATCGTATAGGATTAAAACCAAATGAAGATGAATATATTACGATGGGTATGGCTGCATATGGAGAACCGATTTATGATTTGTCAGAATTACTATCAAGAAATAATCATAAAGGTTTGGGTAATTATAAACCAAATGCTAGAGAGGAAGATTTAGCTGCATCAGTACAATTCCTTTATGAAAAAGAATTATTGAGTTTGGTTGAATTGTGTCCTAAAGATAATCTTATATTGATGGGTGGTTGCGCTTTGAATTGTGTGGCAAATTCAAAGATAAAGAATAAGAATATATGGATAATGCCTAACCCCGGTGATGCCGGATCATCTTTAGGAGCTGCATCATTATATTATGGAGAAAAGTTGAATTGGGTAGATCCCTATTTGGGATATGAATTGCCGAGATCAAATCCAAAGAAGATTGTTAAAGAACTTTTGAAAAGTGGTGTGTGTGGTGTGGCGTCTGAAAGAGCTGAGTTTGGTCCAAGAGCGTTAGGTAACCGATCTTTACTTGCTGATTGTAGATTGGATATAAAGGATAAGGTTAATGAAATAAAACGCAGACAGAAGTATAGACCTTTTGCACCTGCAATATTGGAAGAATATGCAGATGAATATTTTGATGGACCTATGAATGAATATATGCAATTTGTATCTTATGCTAAACATGATTATGATTCTGTAACTCATGTAGATGGCACATCGAGAGTACAGTTGGTTAAACCAAATTGTAAATCGGTGATACGGGAAATTTTGGAAGAATGGTATAATAAGACTGGTGTACCTATGTTACTCAACACTTCTCTAAATATTAAGGGTATGCCTATGGTTAATGATGAAATGGATGTTAAGAATTTTATGAAAAGATATGAAGTAAATGTGTTATGAAAAAAGGATTGACAAACCCACTAGAAGATGTTAGCCTTATAAATAGAAGTGAGAAATGCCTTCGGGGTTTCTCAATTTAACCTTGCTTGATATTTAAGGAGGATACTGAAATGGTAACTACACAAGCACTCGCAAACGTGTTCGATCACTTTGATCGTGAACTTTTAACCCCCTATGCTGTTGGCTTTGACCGTGTCTTTGACCGGTTGCATGACCATTATGCATTACACCAGCGTAATACTGGATTCCCACCCTACAACATTCGTAAAGACGGCGAATCTAAATTTGTTATTGAATTGGCTCTTGCCGGATTATCTCAGGAAGATTTGGAAGTTGAAGTAGCCGATGGTACTTTGACTGTTCGGAATAAGGAAAAGAAGGCTGAGGAAGGTGGAGAACTTTTGCACCGTGGCATTTCATATCGACAGTTCAGCCGTAGTTGGACTTTGGCTGATGATGTTGTGGTAAATAGCGCAAAGATGGAAAATGGGATGCTCATGATTGATCTTGAGCGTGTCATTCCAGATGAAAAGAAACCAAGATTAATTGAGATTGGTTAATTTTCAAACACACAACACACACACAGAGGTATAATAAAAATGAAAGAGATAATTGCTCTATTATCAGCTTATGCTATAATAGCTTTTATATATTTAACACCCGCTTTTTTATGGGTGATATTTTAACACACTTACACACAGAGGAAATTATGATGAGTGAAAATAAAACAACTGAAACACAATGGCAGAAATTTGCCGATGCGGCAAAATTGCCACAGGTAACCATCAATAAGAATGGTTATGAAATCAGAACTGAACTACTTGGCATGGCTCAGCATTATGTTGAGAATGATTACTATGCAAAATGGGGTCAGTTTGAGTTAAGTATCCAACCTGAAAACAACCAATTGGTAACAAAGGTAGAAATGCCTGAAGTGCCAGGTGCTGAACAGATTATGGAAACTGCTCAGAAGTTTTATGATTTTGTAAATCAGAAGAAGTAAATCATTCTTTTGTAAGAAAGCCCATCTTCGGATGGGCTTTTTTATAAAAAGCCTTGACAAACCTAGAGAAACATGAGATAATATATAGTATAGGAGCAATTAAGCTCTTTGTGTTCTATGACACCGCCCTGCGGTCAATCTTGGACATATTAATGAAGTCTGTACGGCATAACCGTCAGGCATGAGGATATAAAACATGTGTAATATAGTCGATATTACAAAGGTAAAAGAATTTACCGAACAACACTTAAATATTGTTAAAAATAATGAACTTGTCAATTGGGAGAAGGCTTACCCGGAATTATTTGTAGAGATTCCTGGTGCTCCTGCTCTTGAATTTGTCGGTTTCATATTACTTCCACACGACCAATTTGAAATTACTCAACAGCAGTACCGTGCTGGCAGCCAGGTCGCAACCAATCGGCGACAAGCTATACAACAAAATATTGAAAGAAATGGGTATAAACTTAAACACCCACCAATAGCAGTATTCTTTGATGGTAAAAACTATCATATTATTACTGGCAACACAAGAACAAATATTTTACGTTCTAGTCCTTTCGATACAAAAAATGCTATTGTAGCTGTTTATAAACGTAAGCCTGGATATTCCGACGCCAAAGTGGAACATTCATTAGATGTTGCTGGCTTGAGTATGAATTCTATACACGATCCAGCTACTCCTCTGCAACCAGCTGATGTTCGGAGGATTGGTATCAAAGCTACTAGACGGTTTTTAGAATCAAAGGGGGAGGCCGGTATTCCAGCTACCTTCGATGATATCCGGGAGTTTGTACATCACAGCTGTGGTGAAGGAGTGTTTCAGTTTACTACAAGAGAGCAGCTCGTTTTTTCAATTTATAATGACTTTCAATACTGGCAGGCTATACAGCTGGGTCAGTCAACAGAAAATTTGGATATTATTATTTCTTGGTCAAACAGTAAAGCTGGAGATTTTAATATTACACAATTTATGAAAGATTGTAAGCTTGATTCTGATACCAAAAACATTTATATGGTTAATTCCACTGATACGGTATCAAAAGCTTTTGTGAAAGCGGTTAAGTTAGCAGTACAAAATCCGGATGCTGAAATCCGTATTATGTTACAAACTGGTACATTGTCAGGATATTCATTAGAACATAGTTATCGAAATAGGTGTATAGGTTTTGTGACTAAATTTGAAGATATATTGAGTGATGTTTGTAAATCTTTCTTTGGTGTAGACAACCCACTTTATAATAGGATTAAGATTTGGGGTGCTTTGCCTGCTTTAGGTTCATATCACGATTTGACAAAACCATTTCGTTATAATACTAAAACAAGGTCTTTTTATCAGTTAAATCACAACTATAGTTTTGATGTGGATGATATTCCTGAGCTCAGCGATATTCATGACCCAGCCTGGGACATGCTTCATAAAGAGGAGGCTGCTTAATTTTAGCCTTGACTAGTCATTGATTTTATGATATTATGGATGTATGTCTAAAATTAATTATGCATTTGGTGAAAATAAATCCATACAGGATTTAAAAGACTATGTGGATGGTACTTACTCACAGCATTATGCTAAGGGTAAGTATCAGGCCACAGAATTTATAGTAGACTGTGGTCATGGACCCGGTTTTTGTATGGGTAACCTTTTGAAGTATGCCCAACGATATGGCCGTAAAGGCGGCAAGAATAAAAACGACCTTATGAAAATTTTACATTATGGAATAATCATGTTACACATACATGATATGGAGAGTGAAGATGAAGTTAAGTGAAAATACAGTTAATGTGCTAAAGAATTTTTCTGACATTAACCAAAATATTTTGGTTAAATCTGGTAGTGAACTTCAAACAATGTCAACAATGAAAAATATTT